CTTCTGGTACAGCTCTTCGTCCAAGAACCCCTTCTCGGCTAGGATGACGGTGTCGTCACCCTGGATGAGGTAGAATTACTTGGTGCCCCTGAGGTGCCAAGTGTGCTGCAGCGTGAGCCCGCTTGCAGCTGAAATGCAGCGCAATACACGCGCTTCGTTGATGAAACTTCCGTCCAGCGCGGTTGTCAGGTCGCCAGATGCGGTCGTCCCGATGCGTCGATAGGTAAACGCCGCGGCCGAAGCACTGACAGGTGGAGAGAGCAGCGGTAGAGCGCGAGCCCAGGCCTTGAGTCGCACGATGTCCGGTCCGAGCACCGGCGTGTACAAGACCGAGTCCATATCCCGCTGGTGTGTTGGCGACACGTGTTTGTCAAAGCCCGAGATGTCGTCAGAAAGTGCAATCCACCCTGGTCGGTATGCGGCTCGGAGCTTGTCCGCTACATCCTGCGGTCCGAAGTGCCTCCTCGCTGGCCACGCGTACGCGGCGAGCTGGAGGCGGCCGACAGCTTTGCGCTGCGCCATGTTGAGCGCGGAGGGGATGCCGTTGACAGCGCGTCGGCGGCAGCACACGCCCTGTAGGTTAACATCGTGGATGGCGCCCTCTTCAGTGGCGCTGAACCCAGGGATTGTCTTCCCCAGCGGGCCCGCTCGGTTGAACATAACCATCGACAATGGAGTATCGGCTTCGTCGAGAATGTGGGCGATTCTCGAACTGAGTCTGATGTGCTCGTCGATGTCCGTGCCAGCCGCTGTAGCCCACATCGTGTGCATCACGAATGACGTCGTTGTGGTTAGGTAGTCCGGGTACCCATGGTTGGTGCCCAGCTTGTAGCGGGGCTCAGGGGTGTCGGCATCCCCTAGCGTGCTGAGCAGCAGGCGCATCTCGGCTGCGAGACTGGGTGCGGGTGGTGCTACGTACCCGCCAGGCTCTACCCACCACATGGGGCTCGCGCCGCGCTGCAGACATAGTTTCTTCGCCTGGTCGTATTCGAGTGCAGCCCAATCGGGGCGGCTTGTGACCCGCTGCAATCCGTCGCGGAACTCCTCGAGCACAGGAAGCAGCCGATGGAGGTGGTCGAAATCACGAAGGAAAGAGGTCCCTTTCGGGAGGGGGAGCACCTGCGGTTGCGCGAACTCGTCGCTTGTCACGCGTTTGATGAGCTTACGTGCTCGGAAACCGACACGCTGCAGGTGTTCCCCCGGGGTGTCGACGAGCTGGGGCTCGGCGACGTCGTCCCACTTTGGCTCGGCCACCGCGACCCTATGGACGTACAGTGACCGCTTCGAGTTCATCCGCCCACGCCCTTCAGTGCCATGATCGCAATGTTATCA